TGCTATCAGACAGCAAGGTGCAGATGAAAGAGCAGCAATTGATATGGCTGAAATGGAAGCTAGAGTTGCTTTACAAAATGCTCAATTAGATTTAGCTGCACAATTTGGTGGATTATTAAAAACATTAGCTGGAGAGAATAAGAAGGTAGCAATCGCTGGAGTAGTTGTAGAACAAGCTGCAGCAATTGGTAAGATATTAGTTAATACAGGTATTGCTAACGCTAAAGCAGTAGCAGCATCTCCATTAACATTTGGAGCACCTTGGGTGGCTATCAACTCTATTAGTGCAGCATTGAGTATCGCATCATCTATTGCAGCTGGTGTTAAAGCAATTCAACAAATCAATTCAGCTGGAAGTGGTGGTGGAGCAGCAAGTAGTGGTGGAGCAATACCTGGTAAATCAGGCGCAGGTTCAGCACCAGCAGTTCCACAAATTGAAAGAACTGCAGTACCACAAATAACAGGTACAACAGGTCAAGCATCACCTGGCGCTCAGATAGCTGGAACGATAGCTAAATCATCTGAAAAACCAATACGTGCATTCGTTGTAAGTGGTGATGTAACTTCTCAACAGGCTTTGGATAGAAGAACAACAAGAGCAGCAACCTTTAGTGGTGGTACAAACGGATAATTAATTGTTAAAATAGTAATATGATATACGAATTAGTAATAGAAGATGAGAATATAGATGAGGTTTTTGCCATATCATTGGTAGAAGACCCAGCTATTGAATCAAACTTTGTATTCTTTGATAAGGAGAAGGTACAATTTGCAGCACTAAGTGATGATAAACGCTTAGTTATGGGTGCTATATTAATCCCAAATAAGCAAATATTAAGAGTAGATGGGGAAGGTAAACCTTACCATGTATTTTTTAAACCTGAAACAATTAAGAAGTTATCAGAAATGTATTTGAAAAAGAAATACACTGACTCTTCAACTTTAGAACATGATAAGAAAATTAATGGAGTTACCCTTGTGGAAAGCTGGGTTAAAGAAAGCCTTACTAAAGATAAATCATCTTTATATAATCTTAATGCTCCGGTTGGTTCTTGGATGGGCACTTTTAAAATTGATAATGATGAGATTTGGAATGATTATGTAAAGACTGGTGAAGTAAAAGGATTTAGCATAGAGGGTTTATTTGGGCATAATTTGGTATCAGCTGCATTAGTGGAGGAATTATACCTAAGTAAAGAGATAAGCGATTTAAGCGAACAGGAAGCGGCAATGGTACTAAGTAAGATTAGAACTATGTTTGAATCTTATTCTGATTATGGTGAAGGTATTCGTAACAATGCCAAAAGAGGTATTGAACTAAACGAAAAGAATGGTAACAAATGTGCAACTCAGGTAGGTAAAGTGAGAGCGCAGCAAATCGCTAATGGTGAAAAGTTATCAGTTGAAACTATAAAGAGAATGTATTCTTTCTTAAGCAGAGCAGAAACATATTATGATGAAACGGATATGAATGCATGTGGTACTATATCATTCCTATTGTGGGGTGGTAAAGCAGCACTATCATATAGTAGAAATAAATTAAAAGAATTAGGTATATTAGAGGAAGGTGAACAACCATCAGTAAATTCAACTTACCCTGGCCAAGCAGCTAGTGGAAGTGTAGCACCTGCTTTATTAGCAGAAGAAGGTTGTCCTCCAGCAACTTACGATATTAAGTTAAACATAGAGAATAGACAAAAGTGTATAGATGAAGCAAATTACGGGCCACTTAACCCAAACGAACCAAACGAAGAATATTGGCAAGCAAAAGCAGACCAATTCAATGGAAGTAAAGAAGAAGCAAAGAAAGCCCTTTGTGGTAACTGTGCATTCTTTTACAGAACTCCAGAAATACTTAAGTGTATCGCAGAAGGATTAGGGCAAGAAGTAGACCCATACGAAGCTATTGAAGCTGGTGAGATTGGGTATTGTGAAGCTTATGATTTTAAATGTGCAGCAAGTAGAACTTGTGATGCATGGGTAGTGGGTGGACCTATTACAATGGCTGAAGTAGGACCTAGAGGTGGAATTAAAGAATCACCTAAAGCTCCTAAATCAGATACAAAGAATCCTAATCCAAAAGGAGAAGGTACTGCTAAAGGAGATGCATCAGGCAAATCTGCTAAAGTAACTGCAGAGCAAGAGAAAACTTTACAAGGTAAGGTTGATGAGTTTAATAAAAAAGAATCTAATACTAAAAATGGTAACGCTACATTAGGGCAACTTAAATCAGTATTCCAAAGAGGATTAGGTGCATACAATACATCACGTTCTCCAGTAGTTAAATCAGCTGAACAATGGGCATACGCTAGAGTAAACGCTTATTTGTATTTACTAAAGAATGGTAGACCAGAAAATGCAAAGTACACAACTGATTACGATTTATTACCTAAAGGACATCCAAAAGCACAATAATGAATATAAGTTCAGTATATAAGAAGTATTTAAAATTCGCTGAGAAGAAGGTGATGTCACGCAGAGCTCTTAGAGCTAAAACATTAAATTGGAATAGACCATTTAAACTTTGGGGAACAACTATTGAAGGTGATTCATACGCAGGTAGAGAACTATTCTCATTCGCTGGTCCATCTCGTTCGCCTGGCGTACCATACAACTATAATGCTTTTGGATATATGATATTCTATGATATGAACAAAGGAGCTTATAGAACTTTTGTTTATGACCTTATTACTGCATTTGAGCAGGATGGTGTTAAGTACGATATAGTTTAAATCTTACATAATCCAGTTGCAGCTAATTGCTTTCTAACTGTGTATTCATCAACACCAAATATTCTTGCAAATCCAGATACGCTGAATCTTCTATTTTTAAGTGGAGAATAGTTTTCAATACAAAATTGTAATTCTTCTTTGGTTAATTCTTGTTTTTCTAAATACGGAATAGCCATTCCTGTTCTATCCCATTCTTTTCTAAATGTATCATAATGAGAACTAATTCTATTAAATACTTTAGTAATGTAATGTCTATCTATTTTTACACCATCTATTTCAGTTAAATTATTCATTATAGTTCTACGATTGAAATCCTCAATAGTATCTATATTACGAATCAATTTAATAACCTCATCAATTACAGGTACAAACTTTCTAGCAGCTGCAGTAGTTAATTTATCTTTATTAATTTCTAAATAATCAGCAAATGCGTATAATACACCTGATGTATGTTCTATCTCATCTAATCTTTGAGGTGAATCATCTGCTATATCCCAATTCTCATTTAATTGGTCTAATTTTAACGTTCTTTTTGTTCCGGTATATCCTCTTGTATTATGAAAGATATAATAATTACGAGCACATACAGTCATATAGGAGAATGCTTTTCCCTTACCATCTTTAACTCTAAATAATCTTTCCGAAAGATAGCAAGTACAATCCATCATAATTTCATCCATCTCACCATCCATATAGGTTGGTTTAATTTTATTATACATAACTTCCGAAATCTTTGCTAGAGCAGGATATATAATTAGGAATAGCCTATTTCGCTCTAGCTCAGATTCAGATTTATTGTATAAATGAATTGCTTCCTCAACACCTGAATGGAAATAATTATTATTTGGATTCTTTTTACGTCCCATGTAACTTTTGCTTTATATTATAACAAATTTGTGGATGATTGTTATATTATCAAAGATACGAAAAATAACTGATAAAAACAAATAATATGCCAATACCTAAACCAACTGCAGCAGAAACCCAAAATGATTATGTGGGGCGTTGTATGAGTGAGATTAGTGGTGAATACCCACAAGACCAAGCAGTAGCTATATGCATTTCTACTTATCAAAGAGGTGAGATGAGTAAACAAAAACTATCAGACCCACAAAAGAGAGTAGCAGCTAAATTAAACTTTGATGCAAAATTTAAAGGAATAAATTTAGCACCCGAAGGGGAAGATGGTCCTTGTTGGGATGGATACGAACAAATTGGAACTAAGACATTAGATGGTAGAGAAGTTCCCAATTGTGTACCTATAAAAGATTAAAATACGATAGTTAATAAGGCGCCTGCCAGCGAACTTAACAAACGTATAAAGCCCCTCAAAATGGGGCTTTTTTATGCCCAATGGGTATATACCTCAAAACCCCTTAGACCCCCTTAAAATCGGTTAAAAAGGGCATAATATGTATTACATTGATAATCAACACGTTATGCTTAACTTATTGATAATCAACCAGTTATAAAATGTGGATAAGTTGTGGATAACTTTAGGGTATAAATTTTGGTACTTCAAGCTTTTTTCGTATCTTTATATAAATGAAGGAACTACTAACAAAACATACCAATTTAACTAAAGCATTGATAATCAATGAGTTAGAAAATAGTTTATTGAGTATCAACACGTTAGCAAAAAATACTAAAAATAGTTACTTAAATATTTGGTAGATTGGATAAGTAGTTGTATCTTTATGTATATAAGGGTTGAGGGTATTCTTCAACCTACAAACAAAAACCTTATGGTGTGTAGGTCAACCAATTAAAATTATGAAATATTCAGAACAATGTAGTAATGAAATTAGAAATATTTTAGAAACTGAATTAGAAAAACAACCTATTTCTGAACTTGGTTATAGAATTTTTCTTATTAATCAAATTGAAAGATTTAAGCCTCCTGTATGGGTTAATGGTAAATGTCAAAAAAGAAATAAAATAGAAGCTCCTTATAATAGAGGACAATTTACTAAAGGATTGAGGAAACTACAGTTGGTTTATTGGAACAATTGGAAATTTAATACATCCATTTCAGATGAAACGCGTGGTAGATTAGATAGTTTGATTGGTGGATTATATAAGAAAATTGGTGAAAATTACACACAAATAAACGAATATTATAGTAAAAACCCAAAATCATAACTCATTGATAATCAATCACTTAAAAAAACTACTAAAATATTTGGTTTATTGGTAGTTTTTTCGTATCTTTACATATATCAAACAATTAAAACAAATAAAAAATGGCAAATTTAAGCAATGAGTTAGGTATCTCTAAAAACCAAAAAGTAAAAATCCTATTAGAAAAGGGATACGAATTATGTGATACAATTAAAGATTTGTATCGTCATCCAAAAAAATATGGCACTGGTCATTGGTTTCAAACTACCGAATTAGATAGTTGCTTTTTTAGTAATGATTCCTTTATTGATTTCGTAAACTATAAATTAACCAAATAAGTTATGGAAAATAGAATATTATCATTGGAGCGCCGATTAGAAGCGCTCCTACGAGTTATTCCTCAATCACTACAAGATAAAGTTGATGAGGAGAAAATCATAATGAGAAAAGAAAGTGGTAAGCAATATAAAGTTCAATACCTTATTGAAACCGATAAGGGAACTAAACCTATCACTATTGATGATATATGGGCATGGAGTGATAACGATGCCATGTATATTGGTAGTATCTTACATATCAAACCACAAATGGATAGATTACAGGCAAATGGAACTATTAGGTTCTACAAAATTATAAACAAAAAAATTATATAATATGTTTTGGGAAAATGGAAAGGGGCACCAGACTATTTTGGTTGTCCCCAATTACACGTTTAGTGAGGATTTAGAAAAGGATTCTTTTGTGGATGTCCTATACTCTCAAATAAAAGCATTAGAGGGGGCTTCTTGGATACTTCCCGTTCCAAAGGGGAAAGGTATCAGTAAGTTAAACTTATTCAACGTAAGGCAGGTAGAAATCAATATGAGCGGTAATATGATATGGATGCGTTCCAACTTACCTTTGGATATGATTAAGCTATTAAAGAATGAACAATATAATGTTATTTACTCACATCTGCCTGATTGGCATATCAGTAGGTTTACTAATCAACCTATCATTGGATATGCTCATTGGTTTGAAATGGAGGGAGTTAATGGATTGAGTTGGTTAAATCGTTCACTTAACTTTGGACATGAGATGATTAACTTATTAGATTACAAAGTATGTTTCTTAAATACTCAACAACAAAAAGAAATGGTATTAACTAACGCTCGTAAGTTATTCTCAGCTGATGTAGTAAATAAATTAGATAAGATATTACTTGTCCTACATTTAGGAGTAGATAAAAAATGGATAGTGGATGACCCAACTGTATCTTATGATAAAGTAATTGTGTTTAATCATAGAACTGAAACATATAAAGGTTGGCCTCGTTTCTATGAATGGATTAAAAGATATAGAGAGCATAGACAAGATTTCAATGTATGGGCTCCTCTATTAGATAAACCTGTTAGTGAAAGTTGGATAGGTAAAGCTAAGTTTCCTAAAGAACAATATTATGAAATGCTTTCCAAATGTGCAGTAGGGATACAACCAAAACAATTACACGGAGGTTGGAGTGTATCGGCTACTGATTGTATGATGAGAGGTTGTCCGATGTTATTTGAGGAGCAGGATTGCTTTTATGAGATTGATAGTAGTGCTAATACATTCGTAGGATATAAAGCGTTTGAGACTAAATTAGATATGTTTCTGGATGATTATAACTACCGAGCACAATGTAGTGAAAAAGCGATTGAGGCAGCACATAAACTAACTAACAATAGTTTGTATAATATACAGCAATTAAAAAAATATTTAGAAATTTAAAAAAAGTTATCCACAAATTGCTTTTTGAGATTTCTGGATTGTATTTATCTGTAGGATAAACAAAATAAAATAAAATGGTACAACAAAACACAACTAAGATTGTAAGGAGTGTCAATACTTCTAAACACAACTTTACTCCTATTTCAAACGAATTAATTCAAAATACTAAACTAACTTTAGAAGCTAGAGCTTTAGTTATGTTTATTATTTCTTTACCTGAGAGCTGGGTTATATACAAAGGTCAGGTACAAAGAGCTCTTAATATGAATAGAGTTAAGTTCAATAGAGTATGGAAAGAGTGTGTTGATTTTGGTTACATTAAAGTAATTAAAGAGAGAGCTTATAAGGGTAGATTTAACTATCATTACCTAATTACTGATAGATTAACCGATGGTGGATTAACCGCAGGTCGGTTATCGACAGGTGGACAACCTGTATCTAAAGAAAAGAAAGAAAAAGAAAATATATACCAAGAAAATAATATACAAGAAAGCAATAGCAGTATACCAGGAAACAGTGTCAGTTCATTTGCTGATATTTTTAATTCAAATATTTCTCAAGAGGATATATTAAATTATTTAAGAAATTAATTGGTAGTTTCAGGAATTATTCGTATCTTTACATTAATAAAATAAAACAAATGGCAACACTTACAACAAAAGAAAGACACAAACTATTATTAGAATGGTTTGAATTAGAAGCAGTAAAAGCAGGAATTGATATGAGAGAGATAGACTCTTGTGATAGCTGGACTGATGAGCAAGCAGACTTGTATGAGGAATTAGAATACAGAAAAGAATGGTTAGAAAATCAAATTAAATAATATGTTAGAAATTAAACACGGAAAAGATAAATTGATTCTATCAGTTTCATTTGATTTAGATAAAGAGGATGCAGCTGAATTGATTAAAGATTTACAGGACTTTATTGATGAGCCTGATAGATTAGATACAACAGGTTGGAGTAAAGATAAAATAGATAGCTACGAACAAAACCTATCTAAATTAAAATTAGAAAAGAAAATGAAAAGAGCATTCGTAGATGTATTAGATACAGAGTATTTAGAAACTAAGTTTGCTAAAACATATCAGTTAGATACAATCAATAGAGAGGTAGAGATAACTCAAAAGAAATTAAACGAATTAAAAAATAAATAATATGAACTTAGATGAAATTTTAAGCAAGAAATCAAATGAGGTAACCAAAGAGGAAATGGCATTTGTATTTGAAAATTTAGATTGGGCTAAATTAGCATCAAAATACGCAGAAAACGTAGGAGATATTGATTTTGAAATCCCAGCAGAGGAATTAAAAAACTACATTAGAGTAGAAAAAGATAAAAAAGATTAGGGAAAAATATGTTACGTTTGAATACTTATACTAAGCTGGAGGTCTTTTTATTATCAGAATTGCCATTTTTATATTATATCCTCCTCCAGCTTACCCTATATTTTGAGAGGCTGGTGTCATTTCCAGTCTCTCTTTTTTATGCTTACTTTTCTAAACTACTAATATTTATAAACACAAACAATATATAATGGCAAAAATTGAAATTAAAGATTTAAAAGGATTACCTGATTACTATGCTGGTAGTGATGGATTAATCTACACAACAAAGATATCACCTAGATACAATCCTAAAGGAGATTTAAGAGTACTAAGACCACGTACCCATCCAAGCGGTTATTTATACTATGGATTATTCGTAGGTAAAGGACCAAATAAACAAAGATTGTGGAGGAGAGGACATCGTTTGATAGCAGAAACATTCTTAGGTAAGATTCCTAAAGGATTAGAAGTTAATCACAAAGACGGTGACAAACATAATAATAATCCATCAAACTTAGAGTATATGACAAGACAACAAAATCTTATTCATTATCATACAGTAACTAAACCAAAAAGAAATGTGCATAATTAAATTAGGAAACATAGTTGATGGATTAATAAACGTAATCACTTTAGGATGGGGAAAGGATTTAGCAGGATGGATAGCTAAGAGATTCTTTAATTCAGATGATTGTGGTTGTGAAGCCAGAAGAATATATCTAAATGAATTATGCGGATGTAATGAAGGAATTAAATTATAATATATGTCAGAACAACAACCACCTGTACCAGAAAGCAAATATGCACCCCTTAACTTACAAGAGTTTCAAGAACTAAAGGAACACTTAGAAGGAATTAAATCGTTTCTTCCTGAACACCTAATGGGTACTATATGGGCTAAGTGTAACGCAATTAGAGGTGAAAGAATAACTCAACCTTGTAGTTGTAAATCATCATCTGGTCTTTGGGCACGTTGTGTTGATGACTTAAGACAATTTGTAAGAGATAGAGATGCAGAATAAGAGATTGGAAAATACAAAACGATTAGAAGTTCTGTATAGAGAATCTCATAAATGGCTATTAGCAGCTACATTCAATATTGTAAAGGATAGAGAAGTAGCTGAAGATTTAGTAGGAGAACTTTATGTTTACTTAGGAGAACGAATCAATCCTGCTTTATGGTGGGGACAATCATTTAATGTAATGTATTGTTACGCATTTGTAAAGAGCAGATTCCTAAACAAAGTAAAAAGGGATAAGAAAATACAATACCAAGCTAATACTGAATCGGACACACCTGATAATGATTATGATTTAGATTCAGATGAAAAGATAGATAAAGCATACAATGAAGTAATAGAAGAATTAAAGAATATGGAAAGGACAAAACTATGGCCGGCATCTAAATTAGCACAACTATATTTCTTTGATGATAAGATGACATTAGAGAAGTTATCAGCAGAGATTAAGATATGTAAATCAACCAGCTTCACACAAATCAAAAGAGCTAAGAAACATTTAAGAGAAACGATAGATAATCCATTCAGAAGCAATTCTTAGGTGGTCTCCTGATACGTTCACTACAAAGGTGAGGGTTTATGTTAGAATATATATAAATGTATAAATAACACAAAATAACGATGGGATTTGAAAAAGGAAATAAGTTAAGTAAGGGAAGGCCAAAGGGAGCAGTTAATCGCTCAACTGAAATGATTAAGCTTTCCATAGCAAGAGCAGTAGACTCAACTCTATCTACCTTATCAAAAGATTTGGAGGAGATAAAGAAGAAAGACCCACAAGCTGCATTAGAATTAGCATTTAAGCTATTAGAATATACAATACCTAAGTTAAGTAGAACTGAAATTAAAGCAGAGGTAAATCAAAGGATAGAGCAGATTACTGTCAATGTAACTCAAAAGATATTAGATGAATCTGGAAATTAATACAACCATCACTTATACCAATCAGGATAATTCACCAACAAGAGTGACTCATCATATTGGAGGAACACGTAGTGGTAAGACATACGCATTACTTCAATGGTGTATCGTTAAAGCGCTTGAAGGTAAAGAGATAATAACAATAGTAAGAAAGACATTGCCATCAGCAAAGAGAACTGTGATGAAAGATTTCAAAGATGTGATGCAATTGCTGGATATATGGAATGAAAATGATTTCAATATATCAGATAGGATATACACGTTCTATAATGATTCAATAATACAATTTATATCAACGGATGATGCTGAAAAGCTAAGAGGATTAAAGAGTACTATCTTATGGCTAGAGGAAGCAAATGAAATAGATGAGGAATCATACTTTCAGCTACAAATTCGTACAACAGGTCCAATCATCCTAAGTTATAACCCTACTGTATCACCATACCATTGGATAAGAGTAATGGGTGATTGTAGCAGATTCTTTACAACATATAAGAACAATCCTTATTTAGATTACAATGTTAAGAAAGCTATTGAGGAATTAAAGCATACTAATCAAAAAGCATGGAAGGTTTATGGTTTAGGAGAATGGGTAGGTAATGAGAAAGCAATATTTGAATTCAATCAATGTGAATGGTTGCCGGATGATGCAGAGTTTATAGCATTTGGTTTGGACTTTGGATATAGCTCAGACCCTACTGCATTGGCTAGCATTTGGAAATACAATAACGAGCTATACATTATAGAGCATTGTTATGAAAGAGGAATGGTGACAAACGATATAGTGACTATGTTGAAAGGAGTAGTGAAAGGTAGAGAGGAGATATGGGCTGATAGTGCAGAACCAAGACTAATAGAAGAATTATATAGAGAGGGATTTAATATAAAGCCTGTAATCAAAGGAAAGGATAGTATTAACTTTGGTATTCAGGTAATGCAGAACTATAAGATAAACATACCTAAGACATGTCAGAATCTAATCAATGAATTCTATTCGTATGAGTGGAGTAGTGATAGGTTCGGTAAACAATTAGATAGACCAATAGATTTTAATAATCACTTAATAGATGCAGCCCGTTACGCTTCAATGATGAAGTTAAGTAATAAAGCAACAGCTGCCGGCAAATATGTAATCAGCGTAAGATAAATAAAAACAAATAATATGATAGAAACAAATTACCATCCGGATTGGCAAAGAAATAGAATAGATTTTATTCTATCAAAATATCCAAAAGAATTCTTTAAAGGTAAAAGAGTATTAGAACTAGGAGCATATAATGGCTACATAGGTTCTAGAATAGCTGAATTAGGTGCTGATGTACTTTGTTTAGAAGGAAGAATTGAAAATGTATTTAATATTCAAAGAGATTATCCAAATGTTAAAGTAGAATTAGCAAATTTAGATACTGATGTATGGAGATGGGGACATTGGGATATTATTATAAACTTTGGATTATTCTATCATTTAGAAAATCATCATAAAGAGCATATGAAAAATTGCTTAGATAATTGTGATATAATGCTATTTGAAACAGTAGTATTTAATTCAGATGATAATGAACTATATGTTGCAACTGAATATGGATATGACCAATCTTTAACTGATAGAGCTGGAACGCCATCAACTTCATATGTAGAAAGTTTATTTAATGAATCAGGCGTAACATATGAAAAGTTTACTGATAATTGTTTAAATGGAAATGGACATCATTATGACTGGCCAGATACAAATACAAAAGAATATAATGCATGGTCTAGAAGATTTTGGATAGTAAAAAAATAAATAATATGGAAAAAGAATTTGACATTAACAATCCCACTCCTCAAGACTTTATGGAGATGGCAACCTATGTAGCTCATGTGGAAAAAGAAAGAGTTGCTATGTTTGAAGAATTAAAGAAGACTAAGGCTTACTTAACTGCTACAATACAACAAAGGAATTCAGCAGAAGCTAAATACCAAGACCTATTAGCACAAAGGACTATAAACACTGTTCCTATTACTGAAACAATAGTAATGAGTTCAGATTTGATAAACCCTGAACAATGGGCAGTACCTGCTAGTAGAGTTAAT